GCAGGATACGGCTATTTTTTAACAGGAAGCACGGATTTAGTAATTGGTACGATTGGTTTAAACAACCTTCATATGACCACCAATTCTCAGGCTACGGATGCGATTACAATTACCCCTAATAATGCTGTAGCGTTTAATGGAAGTTACGGTACAACAGGACAAATTTTAACTTCGCAAGGTGCTAGTGCGGCTCCTATATGGGCTACTAGCTCTGGGGCTACTATCGACCAAGCGTACTTTTTATCATTTATGATGGGCTAATATGGCAACTTATTTAAATACTTCGTATGGTGTAAAGAACGTAGGTACTGCGGCTTCTACCGTAATTTCTAGCGTTACAGCTGGAACAGTTGCGATTGCTAGCGCCCTTGTATCTAATACGACTTCTTCACCAATTACAACTTCTGTATACATCACTCGTAGCGCAGTAAACTACTATCTCGTATATCAAGCCACAATTCCCGTTGGCGGTTCTTTAGAATGTATACAAGGTAATAGGGTAGTCATGAATACCTCAGATTCACTTAACGTGCAAAATAGCGCTGCTAGTTCTGGGGATTGTTGGGTATCAGTCTTAACGGCACAATAATGGCATATATTGGTAACAATTTAACGGTTCAGCAGTACAACCCACAAATTGCCTATTTCTCAGGCAACGGAACCGCCACGTCTTTTACTTTACCTAGTGCTGTAGTTAGTTCTGCACAGATTATAGTATTTGTTGCTAACGTAGCCCAAAACCCCTCTTCTGCGTTTACCGTATCAGGTACATCATTAACATTTACTAGCGCACCTCCAAGCGGGACAAACAACATTTGGGTTGAGTATACGAGTCTGCAGACTAATACAATAACCCCAAGCCAAGGAACAGTGGGCGTAGCATCAATTAACCCCGCTAACATGATTTATACTAACGGGCAGACTTTAAATACAAACTACACAGTACCTGCTAGTACTAATGGCATGGTTGCAGGTCCGTTTACCGTATCAACTGGGTATGTTTTAACTGTATCAACAGGCTCACGCCTTGTGGTAGTTTAAGGATAAATTATGGCCGGAACGCTAGTCGCAAATCAAATCAACACCGATACAGGTCTATTTAGCACTCAAAATGCTTACAGCGGTATTGCTAAAGCATGGGTAAATTTTACTGGTTCAACAGGTGCTATTCAGGCTTCATTTAATGTTAGCTCTGTTACAGTTAATGCTACTGGAAATTACACCATTAATTTTACAACTGCTATGTCTAGTGCAAACTATGTAACTGTTGGAAATTGCTCACAAGATAATACAAATAACGTGTGGAATAGTTTTGGTGTTCAGTTATATACATATCCAACTGCATCCGCAACAAGAATATTAACTGGATATTATTCTGGTTCATCTATTGCCCTAAACCCAACAACTGTTTGCGTTGCAGTTTTAGCTTCATAAAGGATAAATAATGGCTGGCACAATCTACCTAGTCACCAACAATCTGAACGGCAAGCAATATGTCGGTCAGACTATTGTTGCTGGCAATAAGGTAGGTCATGGTTATATGGTTACGGCTGCATATAAGAAGTATGGCAAAGAAAACTTTACCTATGAAACCATCTGTAGTAATTTAGACAACAAAGCTATCCTAAACTTTGCTGAGCGCTTTTGGATTAAGGTAATGGATTCACGCACCCCAAACGGCTACAATATTGAACATGGCGGTTCTAGCAAGGATAAGGTTTCAGATGAAACTCGTGAAAAGTTACGCAAGTCAAATACTGGAAAAAAACATACTCCAGAACATATTGCAAAAGTGTCACAAGCATTAAAAAATCGCTCACCTGAAGTATGGAAAAAAATGGGTGAAAGTTTAAAGGGCAGACCTGTATCTGAGGAAACTCGTAAAAAGATTAGTGAAGCTCAAATTGGGAAGTTTGTATCTGAAGAAACAAAGGCTAAGATTCGTCTAGCTAGAAGTAAACAGGTTATAACTGAAGAAACTAAACGCAAATTGTCCGAAGCTGCAAAAAAGCAGTGGGCTAGACAAAAAGGAGAATAATCTTGGCTGGAACGATTGTTGCGGATAATTTGATGGACGGAGCTGGTAATACTACTGCGATGGATAATGCCATTTATGGTAGTGCAAAGGCTTGGGTAAATTTTCAGGGTGGCAATGGAAATACGGCTGGAACAATTAACGCTTCATACAATGTTAGCTCAATAACTGTAGTTGCAACTGGGCAATATGTTGTTAATTTTACTAACGCTTTTATTGACACAAATTATGTTGCAGTATTAACAACGGCTGCTGGCAGTTCTGCTTATGGATTTGCTACATCAGATTATTCACAAACAACTACTCAATTTAAAAATCTTTTTACATTAACTAATGGTGGTTCAACACAAACAAATAAATCTGTATCAGCAGTATTTTTCAGATAAGGAATAACAATGTTACAAATAATTATTTACACAAATTCAAATGGTAATGTTGCCGTTTGTGTCCCTACAGGCGAATTGCCTATTAAAGAAGTCTTAGCAAAAGACTGCCCTGAAGGTGCAATTATTGTTGATGACAGCACTTTGCCACAAGGTGCAGATGCTCAGTTCTTTGACGCATGGAAGCTAGATGGAACTACTGTAACTGTAGATTTTCCTACTGCCCAAGCCCACAAACTAGCCCAGTTCAATGCTTCTGCTGTTGCTGTAGCCCAAAAGCGTCAATTAAACACATTAGCTGGTATTGAAAACAGCGTATCTGATGCAGACTTTATTGCTGAATTAACTGCTGGTCGCACTGCTATTGCTAATGCTAAAACAACTGCTGATTTAATCGCAGTAGCCAATCCTGTTTAAGGAAATATTATGTCAGTTTCTTTATACGGAAATGGTCAGACTGTAATACAGGTTGTGTATGGTTCAACTACTACACAAGTTGCAACTACAAGCACATCTTATGTAAATACAAACATAACTGCATCTATTACTCCTCAAAGCACTACAAGTAAAATTTTGGTTCAAGTAACAGCTTCTTACGACCTTGGTAATGCCTCAGAAAGTTTCGGTTTTCAGGTAGTAAGAAATTCTACAGTTGTTTTTACTCCCCAAGGCGCTGATGGTGGTGGCCCTTTATATACTTTTATTAATTTATCACAAGAAATTATAGGCCCAGTTGCATTTTCTTTTGTAGATTCACCATCTTCTACTTCAAGTTTGACATATACAGTTCAAGTTAGAAAAAGAAACGGCAGTTCAACTGTAACTGTTCCTACATCTCAATCGGCTGGAACTGGAACTGCAACAATAATTCTTATGGAAATCTCAGGAAGCTAATATGTCAGTCTCAGTAATAGATGCAACTTCTACAGGGTCTACGGGAACCGTAATGGTATCTGGCAATATGCCAGCTTTTAGTGCTTATGCAAGTGGTGGAGCAAGTTTAAGTAGTGGCACAAGCACAAAAGTTCAATTTAATACCAAAGTTTTTGATACCGCAAACTGTTTTGATGCAACCACAAACTATCGTTTTACACCAAATGTAGCTGGCTATTATCAAGTAAATTTTGGTATAGGTGTTAATACTGCCGCAGTAATACAACCCGCTATTTACAAAAATGGTTCAAATTTTTATTCTGGGCAATATGGAACTGCTGCAAATATTTACAACACAACAATGTCAGCTTTAATTTATATGAATGGTTCTACGGATTATATAGAGTTTTATTGTTATTCAAATGCAAGTACAGTTGTAAATACATCTTCTAGCAACACTTGGGTACAAGCGTCAATGGTAAGGGCCGCGTAATGCCATATATTGGACAGTCACCCTCCCAAGTAGCTTTCTTAGTTGATACGTTCAACGGCAACGGCTCGACTACTGTTTTTACTACTTCTGTAGCTCCAGCTAATACAGCATCGGTTCTTGTAGCTATTTCGGGCGTTGTTCAAGACCCATCTACTTACGGTGTATCAGGAAACACAATAACCTTCTCAGCTGCGCCACCTACTGGTACAGGTAACATCTCGTGCCGTTATTTAGGCATTCCTGCATCTGGAGTAACTACTACAGCGTATAGCACTAGAACCGAATTTACCGCAACCGCAGGACAGACTACATTTACCCCGCCATCGTACACCGTTGGATTTATTCAAGTTTATCGTAACGGTGTTTTACTTGGAACTTCAGACTATACTGCGACTAACGGAACTACTGTAGTCCTTGCTACTGGAGCTACTGCCGGCGACTTAGTTACGACTATTAGCTTTTATGTCTCTTCAGTTTTAAATGCCATTCCTGCAACAGCGGGTAGCGTAGGTTCTACTTATTTAGCACCTAATTTATCATTAACTTCGCCTACACTAAGTAGTCCAACCATCAACGGCACATACACTGCGGGTACTTCTTTAATTACTAGCGGTACTGCACAGGCTTCTACATCAGGTACAGCTATTACATTTACTGGTATCCCTAGTTGGGTTAAGCGTGTAACAGTAATGTTTGCGAATGTTTCTACAAACGGTTCAAGCAATCCTCAAATTCAAGTAGGAAATGGAACAGTAGTTACTTCTGGTTATACAGGCGGTTATGTAAATATATATGGAAATGGTGCATCTCAAGTAGGAAGCAATAGTGCTGGATTTTTAATTTCCTATGGTGGTGCATCTGATGTTAGGTCAGGTCAAGCTGTTTTAACATTAATTTCAGGAAACACTTGGGTATGTTCATTAGTTATAGGTACATCCCCTGGAACTGGGGCAGTATTATCTGGAGGCACAATTGCCCTTAGTGGAACACTAGACCGAATTCGTATCACTATGGTAAACGGCACAGATACATTTACTGCTGGCTCAATTAACATTCTTTACGAGTAACCCATGACAACTTCTAACATCCTTTCCCAACTAGGCTCTGCTGGAGTTAGCACAGGGTTTAAGAACCGCATTATTAATGGTGCGATGGTTATTGACCAAAGAGCGGCTGGAGCAAGTTCTACTGCTGGTAATGCAACATATACCACTTGTGATAGATGGGAAACTTTTAGCGTAAATGCGTCAAAATATTCTATTCAACAAAATGCTGGTTCAATAACTCCACCTGTCGGATACACCAATTATTTAGGTGCAACATCTACTGCTGCAACAACATTAGCTTCAACAGATTATTATTTTATTTCCCAAAGAGTTGAAGGTTTTAATATTGCTGATTTAGCATGGGGTACGGCTAATGCAAAAACTGTAACATTGTCTTTTTGGGTTCAATCAAGTTTAACAGGAACATTTGGTGGAAGCATAAACAGCAATAGTTATGCAAGGTCTTATCCTTTTTCATACACAATTTCCACAGCTAATACTTGGACGCAAATTTCTGTAACAATACCCGGCGATACAACAGGAACTTGGTTAACAAATAATGGAATAGGTCTAATTGTTATTTTTGGACTTGGTTGCGGTTCTTCTGTAAGCGGTACAGCAGGTAGCTGGAGCGGTGCAACAAATTTATATTCAGCGACAGGCGCAACATCCGTAGTCGGCACATCAGGCGCAACCTTCTACATTACTGGTGTTCAACTAGAAGTCGGCACTACAGCAACAAACTTTGACTACCGTTCTTATGGTACTGAGTTGGCTCTGTGTCAAAGATATTATGAAACAGCAACATATACTTCAAATGGTTATCAATTTCTTGGTTTGCTTTTACAAGCTTCTAATAATTGTTGGACACAATATAACTATAAAGTAACAAAAAGGGCGATTCCAACATTTGCTATTGTTAGTGGTTCTTGGACAAATGCTACGCCTACCATTTCTGCTGCGGTAGATTGCATACAATTTAATGCTAGTGCTTATTTTTATTTACAAGGAACTTCAGGAAATAATGCTGGTTCTTTTACTGCGGAGTTATAAATGTATAAATTACAATTAAATAAAGATATGTTTACTGGTGAATTAAAACCAGCTATTGCGGTTATTCGCCAATTAGATGGTGCAGTTATCCCATTTGACCCAGCCAATATGGACTACCAAGCCTACCTTGCATGGCTTGCAGAAGGTAACACACCGGAGGCAGCAGAATGAGTTTAACTACAGTACAACCGGCAATGTTAACCGGCACAGGAAAAATGGTGCAAGTGGTGCAAGCAACTTCTGCATCTAATACATCTACAACTTCATCAACTTTTAGTGCTACTGCATTAACAGCAACAATTACACCATTATTTTCTACAAGCAAAATTTTAATTTTAAGTTCATTTACTGTTGCGGTTGTAGGGAATTCTCCAGCTAATGCTGGTTATGCATTATATAGAAACAACACAACACAATTAATTTATAATTCTTACACAGAAAACGGAAGTAATAATATTAATTATCTTACTCATGGAGAATCTGCCAATTATTTGGATTCTCCTGCAACCACTTCTGCTACAACTTATACTATATATTACAGGGCTGCAAATGGTGGTACTGCTTATATAAATAGCGGAAGTAATACTTCTGTTATTACATTGTTGGAGATTGCAGGATGATTA